TACTTGCCCTCTTTATAGAGCTTGTAACGCGATGGGCCGAGCCATTCCTTTTGGAAAAACTCATCGGTCTGGTCGAAGAACTTTTTAAACGATGTATTTGCATCTAGCTGACCAATAATCCCCTCGCGTTGGTCTTTCGGGATATCACGCACCTTGCGCTCATCCATCACAAAAGGACGTTTGCCAGCAATATCACCATCTTCATCACAGCCGACCAGTACAGATCGGCAGTTATAGTGAAGTGGCGGTTTTGGATAGGCCTTATTAATGTCATAGACATTGGCATCCAGTGAGGCGCATTGCTTGGATGTTCTTCCATCAAGTGTGCTGACAAATTTCACATGAGTGAAACCTAGAGCTTTCCAGGTATCATCATAAGCAACATTCGCCACATGACTTCGAGCTGTCCTGACAGTTCGCTCAATCTCAACCTTGGTTGCATCCCAAATGCCACCAACATAAGCGTACTGATTGCCTACCTTGGTTCGCTTACCACGGATGCGGGTAATAATTTCCTGATTGGTCTGACCCTGATTGATACCATCACGAATTGCATATTCAACCTGCTTTCGCGCCTTATCCAGTACAAAGCCAAACATTTCATTAATAAGCTGACCGCCTGCCAATGGAGTGGATTTAGCCTTTTTATAAAGCTTCTCGCCACTGACTGAAACCGCTGCACTGGTCATTAACTGACTGACGTACGATGCTTCATACACCGCCATGCTGACCGCTGACTTATGAAAGGTTTCTGGCACATCGACTGAAATCTCTTTAAATCTATCGTTCAGTAAGGTGCGAATCTCTTTCAATTGATCAGTAGTGTATTGACCACTCGCCAATGCAATTCTTTCAGCATCAGACAGGTTTTCAAGCAGTTCCCTTAGTTCTGACACCATCTTATTAGACAGACCGTAAAATCGGCTTAAAACCTCATTTACAGCTTGGGTTGATGCTCGGTAGCTATAAGCTGAATGTTGGCTTAAAGCATTAAGTATTGCTTTCTGTGCTATTTGGTCGTTCATAGTTCATACCTGGTAAAGCACTAGCCGTTTCAGCTTCGATCCGCTGTTCTTCTTCCTCAAAATCAATCTCAGGGACTTTGCCAGTCGTGCGGATTGTGTGGAAAGTTTCACGGCTCAATTTACCTTGCTGCACCAACTCGTTATAGAACTTCAGTGAATCCAGTGACAGCTTACCTTTTGCGAAGTCTTGCTTAATTGTGAACTTGGCCTTATCACCAGAGCCGAAGTACTTAGCACACCAGCGTAAGACAATTTCAGAGGCTTCGTTGAGGTTCGCCACGCACAAGGACAAGACAGAGTATTTCGCCATCGATTCATTGTTGGATTCGGTTGCAGTTTTCACCACCTGATTTTCCTCAAGTAGTTTTGCACCTAAAGCTTTCATGTGCTTCTCTTTGGCTTCCATTGCCTCTTTGGCAATCATCTGCTCCTCTGCCTGAGCAAAGGTGAATGTCGCACCCGTAGGAAGCATTAAAGGTGTTGTAGAACCAAGCATCACGCCATGCTCTTGCAACCAGTCGCGCCAATCAGTATCAAGACCAGTCATCACTGGTTGAATCTGACCACAAAGGAACACACTGTTCTCATACTCAGCTGAGTTGTGATAGTGCGCGATATTCATTAAAGCCAGTGACTCAAGCGGAATATTGTCGATTTCCCAATCATTGGCCACTGATCCAAGCGGGATAAATGGAATTTCACTCCACTTGGCACCATTTGCATCAGTCGGATAATAAGGTTCGCTGTCAGCCTGTAAGGTGCCAGTGCGGTCAGAATAAATCTGAACACAATATTCACCGTTCGGATCCAGTCGCAATACCCGGTAGAGTTGAATCTCTTTTAAGCTAAACTCATCGCTCGGATCAACAATAGAATCTTTTTCAGCAAGGACTACCAAAGCTGTTTTGAAGTGAGCACCAACTTTTCGCACACCCCAATTGATGATGCTTAAAGTTTTGTAATGCACCACCGTCGGCAGAATACCTAAACGCTCTACCTCAGCAACCGAAGTCGCACCATCTGTCTGTGGATAATCCACAAACAAACCGCCACGACCTGCATCAAGCAATCCACCCAAAGCACTTTGCATCAAATGGTAGTAAGACTTACCAGTACCATCAGCATTGTACTTCAGGAAGTCCATGCCATCAGGGTCGAAGTTTGGGTCTTCCGAAAAGGCAATCCCAATCAATTCCTGTTTGGTATCCTTAGTGATTTCATACAGCACAGCACGATCACGATAAGCCTGATTGCGTAAATCATTCTCACGCTTGTCCTTGCTCACATTGATTTCAGGCAGATATAAAGCACCTGCCTTTTTCACTGCATTTGCACCATCACATAGATCGTGAACGACCTTCCAGCGGCCTTCAAATTCAGCATATTTAGGATGTTTTGAATTGACTGCCATTTAGTACACCGTGCTTAATGAAATAGTTTTAGGTTTGATTTTCTTCGTCATCGCCACAGCAAAATATCTAAACCCATCGGCACCATGCGAAGTATGGTCATGAAGTGGCTTATCTTTCCAACAGCCACGCTTGTCATCCCACTCTTTGCGATAGTTTTCTAAATGGGAAATACCTTCCCCACACTTGGTTTCATCAAACTCGCATCGAGGTAGGATTTCACGCGCCAACTCAATACCATCCATGATTCCAATATTGGGAACCACTTGAAAGCGCACTGAATATCTCGACCCGTCTATGTCATAACCTTCTTTGGCAATATCAAGACGAGATTTACCATCGTTCATCAATGAACGGTTTTGAATATCGTGTGGAGCGTAATGTGCTGAATAGTTGTAGCCACGATCCTTAAGTACCTTGAAGTAATGGCGCATCCCTTCGCCTGAGTTTTCGTAGTAATCAATCACTTGATAACGGTCTTCCCCGATCTTGCGAACAAACCAGATCACCATAGAATCCGATACACCTAAGTCCCAAAAGGTCATCACATCCAAGTGTGAGTTATCAGGCAATTGACCAATACGGCCATTCTCGTACAAGAATTTGAATTGCTTCTTGTAGTAAGCGCCCTCTACTGACTGAGCAAAGGCCTCAGATGGAATAGATGGATACTCACGCTTAATGTCTTCACCAAGCGTTTTCTCCTTCTGCCAGTACCATTGCTGCTGCTCTGGTGTGGCATGGATGTCGTATTTGGCTTTTAGCTCTGCAAAGTAATCTTTTAGGCGCTGTGGAATCTCGGTTGTAACTGGTAAAGCATAATCGTGATTCTTCCACCATGAGAAGAAAAAGAACTTCCAGTCTAGGATGCCAAGCGTTCTGCCTTGCAGTTGCAATTTCTCAGCAGTTTGACAGTAGTCGTAGAAATAACCCGACTTACCTTCAGCAGTAGATTCAAGGGTAATCTTCCCACCTAAGCCGACCGCTTCAAAAGCACCAGTGACAATCTCACGCGCCTTATCCGGGTATTTGGCGCAAATCTTACCGAACTCAGAAATATGCAATCGCTTTAGCGTTCCACCACGGAATGATGTACTGACTGTGACCGATCCACCTTTAGAGAATACAAGCTCTTCCTTGGTCTCAATGTTTAGCGGATTGGCTGCACGTAATGGATGTGGCAGCTTCTCATAAGCATATTTAACCTTTTCACGAAACAAGCGCTTAGCATCATGCAAGGTATGTGCAATCAAGGCACACTTATCAGACATGAACAATGCAGCATCTAACTGGATAATACACATCTCAGTCGTAAAACCGAGCTGACGCGCTTTTAGGATGATGTTTCTCGACCACTCGTTTTCAAAGTACTCAAGCTGCTCAAGTGTCATCTTAAACTTGACTTGCTTGCCGTTTTTATCGGTGATGTAGTAGAGATTGTTCAAGCGAAAGTGCTGATCAATAAGTTTTGCTCTATGCTCAGGTTTAAGCATATGCCCTCCTTATTAATCGCTGCTAAGTTCATCCATCAGGTCAGATAGTGATTGAATCTCAAGTTTCCCTGAGTGCTCCACCTTGTCTTTAAATGCACCTACAGAGACATGCCTACCTAGTAACTCAAGATTCTTCACCTTGTCAGGCCATTTGATCTTTTTAAGCCAGCCTGCTTCATCTTCAAGACTAATTGTCTCTATATTTGATATGTACTGACGCCAAGTCTTAGGCCAGTCTTTAATAGGCTTCACATTGCCATTGTCATCCATGATGTCTAAGACATCCATCTGGTCAATTTCGACTAGGCGCTTTAGAACATAATCAGCGTCGATTTTAGTGCGTTCTTCTCGCTCTGCTTTGGCTTGCTGAATAGCTTTTTGAATGTCAACATTTGTCAACAGGCGCGACCCTTGGCTTCTTGCTGTTTTTTCAGAATAGCCTGCTTTTATTGCTGCATCAGTCGCATTCAGGCTTTTAATATATTCTTCAACAAACTTTATTTGTCTTTCATCTTTTAGGCTTGCCATAGCTCACCCCTTCTTATTCACTTCTTAAATACATCAAGTCATTAGGCATAGTTAAATGCACACCAAGTTTTACAGATGCAAATGCAACAATGTAGTCACAAAACTCTGAAAACTGTTTCTTATTCGCTTTGCTAGACTTCACATGATCTTGAATGAACATTCTGACCACACGATTGTATTTGGCTGTATGAATAAGTTTCTCTTGACCATCAAGCAATCGCAATACATCTCGATAACCAATTACAGCCTCAAACGCTTCCAGTGCATCAGGATTGTCACGAATATAGATTTTTGCTAGAAACTTTTTCTTCATTTCATATTTGATCTTTTCAGGCTCATCACCTGTGAATCTAGCAATTTGACCAAACCACATATGAAGTAATCTATTTTGCGCCTTGCTTCGATCTTCTTGCTTCTGATCTATACGCACCACCAACGGCTTACCCTCATTAATCGCCTGATTGTAATTGGTATGCATGTAGTTAATGGCTTTGGTGATGTCGGCATGAGATTGGATAGGAAATACGGCTTTTTGCATTTCCTATCCCTCTTTAGTTATTGCGCTTGATATAGCTTTTCTTTCAACAAGTAACCTTCAAGCTGCCAAATTTTATTGCGCGCATTTTCATAGGCGATCTTTTTACCAATTTCAGCATCAAAGTTTTCAGGGCTTGCGCAAGCTGATTCACCAGTGACCGTGAAACCATTTTTAAGGATTAATACGCAAAATGTTAATGTTTCGAGTTGCTTGTGTAAGCCTATCAGCGATGTAGTATTTGGGTCCGCACCCCATTGCGCATTGGCAGCAGTAAAGAAATACTTATCAACAATCACACTATCAATATGATCTGGTGTTAAGCGTGGTGCATTAAGGCCTTTGTCTTGAATTTCTTGTTCAATCTGCTTTTCGTTTGACATTTTCTTCTCACAAAAAAAGAGCCATCTGGCTCAGTTAAAAAATCTCTTTGTCTGCTTGGCTCAACATCCGATTTACTCTCACCAGCCACTTCTCAAACAGCTTTTTGCATTTCTTAATCCCAATAAAAAAGCCCATCAAATTAATGATAGGCTTTGCAGAAAAACATTACATACCACATGTTATATCTGGCTGTCAGAAATAATAGCTTAAAATGCTTTCAGGTTAATTTCAAGCCATGCTTTGCTTGTGTAGGAACGTCTAATATCACCAGTTCTGGTAAAGTAAAAAATCCCGTTTGACGCAACAATCCAATACGTCGGATATTCCACATCAACCCTGTAATGCGTTGCCCCTTTTGGTTTGTTTTTAATTATATCGCTGCACACTTAAAAAACATCCTCATTTCTGCGCATCATCAATTCAGTTTTGATCAACCACTTCTCAAACATTGCTTCACTTTGTTCTCGGTTGCCCAATTCAAACCGATCAAACGCAGCATGACAGATTGCACATAAGGGGATTACAAATAGATCGGATGCTTTAATCCCTCTGCCCTTACCATGCTTGGCTGAATTGCTGTGAGCCGCTTGACTGCTTAGATTGCCGCACCTTACACACGGAAGCTTACGAATCTCAGCCAGTCGCTTAGGACTACGCATAAAGAGCTGTGCGTAAATTATTAATACGCTCTTTTAGCTTAATCATAATGCCGTCAATGGTGCGCATCTCATTCAGTGTTAATCCTGATCTACTGAGATTCTGATACTTAGACAGCTCAGTACTGCAAAATTCTAAGTCCTTTTTAGCTTGTACTTTGTCTACCATAGCATCCTCCAATAAGAAAAGAAAACCCCGCCAAGTTTGTTATCTCAGCGGGGT